TAGTCAGGGTACTCATCACCACGAACCAGCTCATACCCCTCGCGGAGCTTGCCGGAAATGTTCGTGCGATCTTCGACCCCGCCAGCCTCGGCGCGAATCCAACGGTGCTTGAATCCCGGAGGCGCAGGAGGCGCATCCAGTCGCGAAGGGGGAGCCCAAGGCTTACGTCGCGCATCTTTCGCGCGAGTTTCGCTCTCGCGTGAATTGCGGGAAAGGGTAGGGATTTTGACGTCGCTCATGTTTTACTCCTTCACGTACTTGGCATATTCCTCAAGAGGAACACCCAGCTTTTTGGCAATTGCAACTTGACTTGGTGTCAATTTGACAGTGCGGCGTGCATTGTTTATTCCGGAAGACCGGGATGCAGGAGCAACCGTTTGCACGGGAGCGGATGCCCTGTTATTCGTTGAACCCTGCGATTGGAACTTCTTGGGGAAGGCCTCGCGAATTCGGCGATTTAGCTCATCATAGTACTCATCGCTACTTGGGTCAAATCCTTCACCTTGAATCAACTGGCGATGGATACCCCAGGCAGCGTGAGTCATGACCGTGTCACGGCCATACCATGGGTTGTTCTCTGCCCACTCCTCAGCCCGGGTGTCAGGCTGAACCTGCTGCACAGGCTGTTGGAACTGGGGCTGCATATTGACCTGCTGTGCAGCCGCCGCCTGCTGAGCCAGCATGGCCTCACGTTGGGCCTCTGCCGTGGCCAACTGGGCCTGCTCGTTACTGAGCATGGCCAGGCGCTGCATTGCCTCGGTTTCGGTGTCGACGTCGCCTTCTTCACGGGCCTTGCGGATGATCTGCTTGAGGGCCACAGCCTGGGTCTCAATCCGACCCTTGGTCTCCCCCAGCCGCTGACCGTCGGTGTGCACCACCTGCTGCTCAAGTTGTTGAGCGCGAAGTTGGACGCTACGGGCATAGTCCAGCGCAGCCTGCTCGCGACGCTGAGTCTCGCGCAGACGAGCAGTCAGCTTGTCGATGCGCTTCTTGACGTTGTCGCTGTAGTTGTCGATCTCGCTGCCACCGGCGGGAACAGTCTCGACATTGGGGGCCTGAGGCTTGTCCAGTACTTCAGCGGTACCGTCCTCGCTCAGTGCGACGGTTGCAGGCTCTTCGCCCTCCCCGATCTTAAATTCCAGCTCTTCAGTTGCCATTGCGCTCTCCTTTACATGTGCAAAATGTCTTCGGGGTCGTTGAGAACCGCCAAGACCTCGTCGTCGTTCAAAAGGCGAATTTCCCCGCCATCGATCGGAATGCGTGCCCCGGCGTAGCGGCCAAAGACGATCCAATCACCTTCCTTGCACCACGGACCGGTCGGGAACTTGCCCTCGTCGGCGTAGGCCAGGTCGCCCATCTTCAGGACATAGCCACACACGGTGGCCAGCTGCGTCTTACGCTGCGTTTCCTCGGCCAGGACAATGCCGCCCTTGGTCTTTTCTGCGCCGCGATAAGGGAGGATGGCAATGCGCCACCCAGTGGGCTTGGGGATCGTGTCAATCACGGCTTGGTCGAGCTTCTCGGGGTCAAACCCGATCTCGGTGTAAGCATCTTCGAGGGCGGGCTGCTTATTCGCAGCGGCCTCAGCCCACTTTTGCTCCAGGGCCGTCATGTTGACAACAGGTACTTCAGCGGTTTCCATAGTTCTCCTTTCAGTTGGTCAAATCGTCGTCGCCCGTGACTTTCTTCAAAAGACTTTTCACGGAATCCTCGACCATCTTCAAACCTTCAAGGCGACCCATCATGAAGCGATAACGCTCCATGTCGGAAATCGTGCCGTTCAGCACAATTTGCTCCGACTGACGCTGGAGTATCCTGATTTCCTTCAGAACTGCTTCTGCAAATTCGAGCATGGTGGTTTCCATGAAAAGCAGCTGGTTTACCGCACCAGCTGAAAGCGGTCACTGACGCTTCAGTATATCTTGACTGGACGGTTTCCGTCCTTTTTCTTTACGACCATCGCCGGTCCTTGCACACCGCCGCCCTTGGCCATCTTTTTGGTTTTGCCTGCCTTGCTGTACGCAATGGCTGCGGCTTGTTTCACAGCGGCGGCCTTATTGGCAGGCTTACTGGTGCCAATCTTCCCGTCCTTCTTGTAGTCGCGCACGATCTCTCCGATATTGGCGCTGATCGTCTTTTGGCTTGAGCCCTTTTTAAGCGGCATTTTGAACTCCTTGCGGTTGAGTTTGCTTGGAAGCCATCAGCTGCAGCTTCTGGCGATTGATCTGCGTGGTCTCGTTCAGCTTTTGCTGATCCAAGCCTAGACGCTTGTTGTCGATCTGGATGCGAGCCTGGTCGGCAGCCGCACGTTGATCGATTTCCTTCTGCTTGAGGGCAACCAGTGGGTCCTCGCCGCCGCCACCCGACAACTGGTCCTGCATGTTGCGCATTTCCTGCATGTACTGCGCGACCTTGAGTGCCACCATGCCCTCTTTCTGGATGGCAGAGACCATGCGGTCCGGATCGGTGCCGTACTGCTGGAAAAGTTCGGCTTCCACGTCTTCCTCCGCCTTCAAACGGATGTGATCCAGGATGTGCTTCTGCAGTTCCATCGCCGACATGGGTTGCGATTGCAAAAGCGGCGACAGCCCCATCATCAGGTGCGCTGCAATGTGCGCGTCATGCTGCTGGCCAGCAAATGCCTTGAGCTTCATGCCGTTCAAGACGTCGCTGTTCTCGGATGCCGGATCACGAGGCATGTTGGTGTGCTGCGGCATCAATATTCCGTCGATGTCGCGGATGTTGAGCGCCGCATACATGCGGTAGTACGCCTCGTACATGTTGTGCATCTGCGGCGCGCTCTGTGCGAGCTGCAACTGCATCTGTGCGAGCTGGATGCGCTGTGCAGCGCTGAAAATGTTGGGGTCGGCCACGGGCTGGACCGACACCATGCTGCTGAAGTCTGCCTTCTTGATCCTGCGCGTTGCGCCAGGCACATCGTAAGGGTAGTCGTCGGCCAGATACTGGCCAAAGCCCTCAAACAGCAGCCTGAACTCCAGCGTCTGCGCGTAGTGCAGGCGTTTGTGGATGCTGGACATGACCATCGAGCCGCGTTCCAGCAGCGCCAGCGTCGTTCCGACCTGCGCGTACTGGTTGCCATCGCCAACTTGCATGTCGGCGGTGCTGGAGAGTCGTTTGCCGGCGTCCACAAGGAAGCCCAGCAGCGAAAACAGTACCTGGCTGGGCTCTTTGTACGGCAACGGCAGCAAAGACGCTGAAAGTTCCGCGCCGCCGGCGTCAATGTCGCGCCATTCGCCCGGCTGGATCGGGTCAGAGTCGTCTGCAATGCGCGCGCCCTTGGCTTTGAAGCCTGCGGGCAGGTTGGCAAGCGTGCCAGCGTCAATAAGCTGGCGCAGGGCGCTCGATGCGGCCTTGGAGAGGCCGCCAATGAGGTGCACAAAGCCCAAACCGTACGCGCCAGGCCCTTCGACCAGCACGTAGTGCACAAAATAGTTGCGACGCAGGAATTTTTCGTCGTTTTCCTTCCAGTTGCGACGAATTCCAACGACTTTGAGGCTGTCTTCGGCCAATGTCACGACGTACGGGCGCTTGATTCCAGTCGGATTGCCGTTTTCGTCCTTGTCTTCGAAGCCCGGAAGGTCCAGATCGACCAGTTGCTCCAACAAAAACACCTCGCCAACGTCATCGGTGGGCTGAACCCCCACAACTTTGTCGATCGCAGCCTGAATTGGGCTCGGATCGGCCGGCGTGGGCATCGTTTGGACGTTGTAGTCCAGGTATTCACCCGCCAAAACGCGCTTTTTGTACTCGTTGGAGTCCATCGGAATGCGATGGGTCAGGCGCGGGCACTGGGAAACGACGCTGGAGCCGTTGTAGGGGATGTAGACGTCGTCTGCGAGGCATAGTTTTGACACCATGCGACCCAGTTGGTGGTCGTAGTAGACCTTTTTGAAGGTCGAGCCACCATATCCGGTGTAGAAAAGTAGCTGGTCAAACTCCGGCGTGTACTCTTCCATCACCGTGGTGATCTGGTAGTTCAT